ACCGTGCCCTCCACCCGCACCTAAGCGCCGTGCCCGCCTAGGCTCTAGGGTTTCACCGGGGCTGATTGTCAATGAGCGTAAACAGAAAAGCTATATTCTGTTTGCAAGATCTGACTGCACAATATTTGTGCTTTAGTCAATCATTTTTTGCAAAAATTTTGTGCTTCTATAGGCAATAAAAAAAGGCCGCATCAAACGGCCTTGCGAAAAAGCAGAAAAATATTCAATTACAGATTGTTATCTTCCAAAGCCTTACTGAGGACACGGGCCGGGTCTACATGCAACACGCTGCATAGCCTCACGAAGTCCGCGATACAGAGTTTCTGCGGCTGCCCGTTCGACTGGGGCCTCTTGAGATTCTGAACTTTCCGACGTCCATTGACGGACCCTTGGAAGGCTTGTTCCCCCCACTTTTCATCGGTTAATCCCCGTTCTTTCTTCACCGTATCCAGATAGCTGAGGATATCGCGCTCTATTTTCACGGCAGTCCCTTCATCAACAGGCATTTGAAATCCTCCCCGAGAGTTTGCAGGGAGTATAGCCTCATTTTAGGAATTGATCCTCTACCAAATTTTAGCGCAATACAAGCACAAAATTTTGCATAGAAAGACCGTTTTATGGGGAGGCTTTCGCCTCCCACTTGGATAGTCCCTCCTATCCTTTAACACCTTTTCACGGCGACCAAAAGCCGACCGTGCCCTCCACCCGCACCCAAGCGCCGTGCCCGCCTGGACTCTAGGGTTTCACCGGGGCTGATTGTCAATGAGCTACGGGAACCTTGAGTTCCGTTGGATATGGATATGCTATATTATTTAGCTTATGTCAATTCTGTTGCTAAAAAATTACGCACAAAAAAAGCCACCAATCGGCGGCTCTGAAAAAATAGTGTGCATTTTGACTCAACTATTCTCTTTATCAGCCTCCCCCCACAGGAGTAAAAGCTCTTGTGCGGGGTTCTTTCCCAACGCATGACAAATAGCGCAAAAATCACCTAACCGAAGGCGCAAAGGTTCATTACTGCTTCCCCTTGCGTTTCGTAAGCTATTTATTTTTTGGCGATAATTTTTCGCTTCGGGGAAAGCGAGTTCCCCCAACTTCGCCTCGCTCAATCCCGCTTCCTTTCTGAACCTGTCAATCAACGCTATGGCTTTTCTCTCGATTTCCACGATGCTGGCCTCTTTCATGGCGGCACTCCTTTGCCTCAGAATACCACGGCAAAGTTTAGCACAGCCATACTTTTACAACCCTTTCGGAATACTAAAATATATAGCATTTATTGGTTGCGATACAAGCATCATTTTTTGCATAGAAAGACCGATTTATCAGATGCGAAAAGCCCCCGGACAATCTCCGGGGGCTTCGTTCTTTGTCCTCTATCAGCGAATCAGCCCGCTACATACACGCCTGACACTTCCCCAAGCGCTAGCCTTGCGGTCCAGGTCCTCCAGCACGCACTTGGGGAGGCTGATGTTGATGTGCACCGGGGTCATATCCATATCGAGCGCATCGGAAAGCGTCCACGGTTTCGTCCTCAAGCTCCTTTTGCGCCACGGCCTGTACCTGCTCCAGTGTCGAAGAAGCGGAAGATCACGGACTCTCCGGCGGTGATAGAGGGCGTCCCGAGCCATGGCCAAGCACCCGTCAACCTCTGCTTGAGACGTTTTGAAAAAAACTTTAGATATTGACTTTCATTTTCATATAGCTATAGTCCGTTCCTGAATATGACCCTTTTTCATGGACGGCTTCATGACTCCTTCTCAGATTTTTTCAGCGCTCCATACGCTTCTTTCCGCTCACCAACCGGTATTTCTCTGGGGCGCACCGGGCGTGGGCAAAAGCCAAGTTGTGGCCAAAGTCGCTGCGGATCGCGGCATGGCCCTGCGTGATATCCGTGCGGTTCTGCTCGATCCCGTCGATCTCCGAGGGCTTCCCCGTCTTGAAAACGGACGCGCGGAGTGGTGTCCGCCCGCTTTTCTTCCGGGACCGGACGATTCGGAACAGGGCATCATCTTCCTTGATGAACTGAACGCTGCGCCGCCACTGGTTCAGGCCGCCTGTTACCAGCTTGTACTGGACAGGCGAATCGGGGAATACCGTCTGCCCGACGGCTGGAGTATCATAGCGGCGGGCAACCGCGAAAAGGACAAGGCCGTTACCCACCGGATGCCTTCCGCACTGGCGAACCGCATGGTGCACCTTGAATTTGACGTCTCGCCTGATGACTGGATCCTGTGGGCACAGCAAGCGGGCATCAGACGGGAAGTAATCGCTTTTCTGCGATTCCGCCCCAAATTGCTCCATGACTTTGATCCGCTCTCCTCCGGCAAGGCGTTCGCCTCTCCTCGTTCATGGGCTTTTCTATCAGGCATTCTTGATGCCAACCCTGATCCGGATGTGGAATACGAACTGTTCCGTGGAACGGTGGGGGACGGCGCAGCTGCGGAATTCATGGGATTCCTCCGTGTCTGGCGCGGGCTCCCCTCAGTAGAAGACATCCTTGCCAATCCAGCTGACGCGCTCGTGCCCGATGACCCGGCAGCGCTATATGCCGTGTGCGAAGCCCTCTCAGAAAAAGCCGCCGATGGAACGGTCAACGCCCTTGTGACCTACGCCGGACGCCTACCTTCCGAATTTGGTGTCCTGCTCATGCGTGACGCAGTATGCCGCGACGAGCGCATTGTCCGCACATCCGCCTTCGCCGACTGGGCTCAAGCCAACGCCCATGTATTGATGTAACGTTATGACAGCACTCGAACGGCAAGCCCATCTCGCCATGCTCCGCGCCCGTGCGGCGCTCGTGCTGGACCATCCGTTTTTTGGTTCCATCGCCCTGCGCTTGACGCTGAAACCTGATCCCACATGCAGCGACCTCTGGACTGACGGGCGTACGCTCGGCTTCAATCCGTCCTACGCAGCCGCATTGTCCGAGGCCGCGCTCATAGGAGCACAGGCACACGAAGTCATGCATCTGGCTTGTGCCCATCACGTCCGCCGCGAAGAACGCGATACAGCGCTCTGGAACAAGGCCTGCGACATTGTCGTCAACCAGCTTTTGCTGGATGCGGGATTCTCCCTCCCTCAGGGTGCCGTGCATGATCCGGCGTATGCCGGGTTTTCCGTTGAGGCACTGTATTCGGAGCTGGCCCGCCTTCAGGACGAGGCCCCCAATAAAGGTGCCAAGCGACCGGAAGCGCAGGAAGAAACCGAACAAACGGAAGGAGGCAGCGGGCAGCCGGGCGAAGGGAAAGGCCAAGGGAAAGGACAGAATGATCCCACCGAAGGCGAACGCGGCGAGGCCGAACTGTTGGGTGGACACGGAGCTTCTGAAAGCAGCCTGGACAAGGGGAAAGGGCAACGTGCGAAGCCCGTGGCCTTTACGGGAGAAGTACGTGATCATCCCGTATTGGACGGAGGCAGCGGGACAGCCCAAAAACAGGCGGAACAGGAAGCCGACATTGAACTCGTCCAGGCCATGCAACGCGCCAAGCATATGGGCGACATGCCGGCAGGCCTTCTCCGTTTGTTCCGAAAGCGGTTGCACCCAACGCTGGACTGGCGGGGCATCCTTCAACGCTTCCTCGAAAACTGTGCGGACGGCGACTCCACATGGACCACTCCAAACCGCCGCTATCTTTACCAGGGCATCTACCTCCCTTCGCGGCAGGAGCCCCGTATCCCCCATATTGTGCTCGCCGTGGACAGCTCCGGTTCCGTGGACAACGCCCTTCTTGAAATGTTCTGCACCGAGCTGTCCGGTATTCTGGAAAGCTACGACACGCTTCTGACCGTCTTGTTTCATGATACGCGGGTCCAATCCGCCCAGACGTTCACCCGGCAAGACCTGCCGTTGCGGCTGGCCCCGGCAGGAGGCGGCGGAACGGACTACAGGCCGGTTACCGCCTATATCGAGGAAAACGATCTCGCCCCCACCTGCATGATCTGGTTTACCGATCTGGAATGCGACAGGTTTCCAGAGGAGCCCGCCTTTCCCGTCCTCTGGCTCGCTGAGCAGCCGAACGGGACAACGCCCCCCTTTGGGGAAACAGGGTATCTCAAAGAACGTCCATCCGCCTAGCGACACAGGAGCAACGCCATGCATATTGAATGGAACATCACCAAGCGGCGCGGCAACATCCGCCCTATCCTTCATTACACGGTAACGCTTGAGGAACACGAACGGGAGTTAGCACTGCCGTTCATCCGCGTCGTTTCAACCATCCCTGAACCGCCCGACTCGTGGCAGGAGTTCTGCTATCCGGGGCAGCACGAACGTGCGGGGAATCCGGCATCCGGCAAAACTTATGATCTGGAAATCCCTTCCCACAAAGGACGCCTCTGGAAACAGAGCTTGCGCCTTCCTTGGCGCGAAGGAAACGACTATCCCGAAGTCGAACAATCATTCAAAAAATTGCGCGACGCTTTCGAAGCGGAATTGAAAGCGGCCTACGGAAGTCTGCCAATGGATGAATCCAACTCTCTTGAAACCAGCTTTGACGCTCGCCGTTTCATCGCACCTGGAATTCTCGCGGAACGTTTTCTCATGCTCGCCAGAAACGCCAAGGCGTCCTGAACCGGGTAGCATTCGGAAGGCATCTTGTTCTTATTCCATTAGGCGAACTTGGCTCCTTTTGAGGGTTAAAGTTTGGCCCCCGGTGGCACGGGGGCCGTTTCAGTTACTCGGCTTCGGTCTGGAACGTTTCGCACTCGTTCAGTACGTCGAACACGACATCTTCGATGGAGGAGGAAAGCGTCCTGATGGTTTCTTCCATCGCTCCGCCGCGCAGGGCGTCCTGCATGTTTTCAAAGTGGGCGTCGAAGTCGTCGGGGTTGCACCCGCAGCCAATGAACTGGTCAAGAGCGATGTAGCGGATGAAGGCGGCGCGGAGGGAATCACGTTCGGCGGTCATGGTTTCGAGAGTGGCGTTGTTCATGTTGTCTTCCTTTGGGTTAAATTGTTTAAGTTGTTGAAATCGCATGAATTATTAGTACCATAGTACCCTCGGTTGTAAAGAGAAAAAGCCTGTTTTTTCAATAAAATACATAAAAAAAGCCCCGCGTTTCGGCGGGGCCTTCGGTCAGGCGGAAAGCGGGAGGCCGTACTGGTCGGCCCGCCTATTCCGGGTGCGATCCTCCCGCTCCCGTGCCTTCACATCGTCCGGGAGCCAGTTCTTGCCGCGCGCGGCGGTCAGGTTGAAACGCTCCCAAAGTCCTTTATCTTTGAAGTACATATGCAGCGTCCCCTTTTTGTAGCAGCGCATCTCAAAGTAGGTGCTCTCGAACAGGACGCCTGAAAAATCGTCGCCACACGCCTTCAAGTGCCCCTCCAGTGCACGCACAGCCGTGCACGGCACGGATTCCAGCTTTTTGCCCTCAAGAAAGGCCATCGCCCGGTCTATGTCGTTCAAATTCTGCCGGGAGTTGCCGTAGCTCAGGTATCCGGAACCGCTGAACGTCACGCTGACGACGCGGGGCAGGACGACGCGCCGATTGACCTTCCACGCATCGTTGGTCTTCCAGCCCTCGACGTGGACGCGGTTCTCGTCGTAATAGCGGGTCATGATGTCGAAGGCCTCGACCACGCATTGCTGCAATATGGCACCACGATTCAGGAAAATGGACTCGACGAGCGCGTAGACGTTCTCTTCGGAAAACGCCATGCGCTCGTTGCTCTCCAGTATCCTGTCGATCTCCTTCTGGACGCCGTGGGACGCCAGATTCCTCACATCGGTCAGGCGCAGGACCTCCCGCCATGCGCTCTTTTTCAATGACCGGACGAAGCGGTTGTACGCATCCTCCTGCGCCCTGCGGGTCGGCTTTTGCCGCATCAACTCCTTGAGCGCTTCCCCGACCGTTTCCCCGCCGTCCGTGCCGAGCGGCCCGGCGTAGTGGGCAAGCTCCTGCGCCAGATGCGCGATCCGGACGAACAGCTCCCGGCAGCGCCCGTACTGCGCCACGAGGTTCCCCACGGTGTCCCTCGTCGCCACTTCACTCTCGAACCGGGAACCGTCGCTGAAAACGGCGGCACCCTCCTCGTCCGAGCCCGCGTCAAACGAGAACTTCGGCTCCTCCCGCTTCTTGCGCAGATGGACCATCGAGACGCGCACCTGCGTCTTTCGGAGCGCATCCTCCGCGAAACAGCTTCCCAGATGCTCCACTTCGCCGTGCTCCTCAATGATCGTGGTCAGCAGCTTTCGGTTTGACGTGCAGGGGTTCAGAAGCGTCTGCTCGTTGAGCAGACACACGATGTCCCCATGGTCGAGGATTTCCCACGCATGGAGCAAGTGCGCATCGCCGTTGGCGAAGGGCGGGTTCATGAGGATGAGGTCATACTTTTCGTCCGGCCAGAACGTGAGGAAATCCGTACCGACCAGCGGATAGCCCTTGCCCCGGATCGCGGCCTGCAACTCCGGTTCGATCTCGATGCAATGCACCAGCTCACGGCAGCGGGTGTGGTAATAGCACTCCAGCTTCCCCACGGCGGCGTCGGCAAGGTCGCCCTTCCCCGCCGAGGGTTCGAGAATCGAGCGTCCAGAGAGCTTGCCGGCCTTGGCAAGCATCTTCTCCGCCACTTCGGGCGGCGTGGGATAAAACGAAGCGTTGTACATGCTTGGCTCCTTTTATGTAAGTTACTTGAATTACTTGATAAAAACTTACCATAGAGTCCTCGTTCGTCAACTAAAAAACCTTATTTTTCAGTGTGTTATACAAAAAAAATCCCCGGACGCACTTTCAAGTGGCCGGGGAGAACAACGGGCGAGAGGGTGGCTCAAACGGGATAGGAAACCTCTATCTGCCCCAGTTCCGCTCTGCTGGCGGCACCGTCGACGAGCGCGAACAGTGCGTCACGCCGGGCGGTCAGAATCTTCTGCACGTCGGCCAGTCCTACAGCATCGTCAGCGGCAAAAAGTGCGGCGCCCATCGTCACCTCCAGCGCGGAAGGATTTGCCGCGGGCATGGTCAGGGTTGCCGTCAGCGCCGCCGTATAGCCCGCGGCAACCTCACGCCGCTTGTCGTCACGGTACTCGGAGAGCGGACGTTCGGGCTTCGTCAAAAGCGCACCATCGGGAAGCGGGCCAAGCTCCTCCGTATACCGGGGCTCGGAACGCCACGTATCGCCGGGAAGCCAGTACTGCGTCCCGCCTTCCTTGCGGCCACGCTCGTCCATGTGCTGGCGGTGGTCTTCCACCGTCTCCCAGGCATCCCCGGTCCAGCGGGCGACATGGCCGGAGGGGATGGATGCGGGCAAAGCAACGGGCGTCGCGCCAGTCGCCTCAAGAATATACTCGCCATTCGGACGCTGAGTGGCATCACGGCTGCCAGTGTACTCGCCAGTCTTCAAATCATACATATGAAGTTGAGGAATGGTCATAACTATCTCCTATGGTTAATGGTTTTTTATTGATAAAAGTCTTTCCGAGGATGGACGGGAGGGGCGGGCCGGGAAGCGGGGAGTTGGCAGGGGGACGCGATACGCAACGTTACGGGTAGTGCAGGTATCGGTGGCCAGACTGGAATAGCATATCCGCTCGCGATGGATGGGAACACGGGTGCTCTGTGTCCACAGGGAGAGAAGGGGACCCACAGTCTATCGACGATGACATCCGTGAACACATACGGAGGTTTGGTCTTTGATGCTTCACATGCCGTCCCCACTGCCGCCGAAAACCGCCCGGTCAATATTGCCGTGCCCGTAATCCTTTATCTCGGTCTTTCGGCTTAGGCTTGGAGGCCAAGATAGATAGCAACCGGTTGCCACACGTGCGGCGGGACATTTTCAGGGCCTGTGGGAACGACGAGAGAGGTATCAAGGTGGATATGCCGAATACTCAGGTCTTCTCCTCGATATCCAACAGCTCCGGCTCCGGAGGGGTAAAAAGCTCCTTCCGCTCTTTGCACAGTATTGTCAGTCAATCCTTGAACGACATTAACGATCCGCCCGGTGATGTTCCGCATGGTGTCCTCCTGCCATCCCCCTGCCTCCCGGCCCGCCCCTCCCGTCCACCCTCGGAAAGGCGCAGTCCGTGACAAAAACTCAAGCAGGGAGGCCGAGATAGATGATGGAAGGTTGAGCGATATTTACAGGTCGTGTTTCCAATGCCTGACGCTGGTTAATATAGTATCTACGGTGAACGACTGGTGTACCAATGTCTGTCATGTATACTATAATACTGTCTGCGTAGTCGGTATCATGCAGAGAGACATTCCCTTCTAGTGTAACTGTAGCAGGATAGTTATCCCCATAGCCTCCCATCGGCTCGCAATATATGGAGGTTATTCCCGTTTCAACAGCATCCTGTTGCCAGCTTCCCGCTTCCCGGCCCGCCCCAGGCGTCCACCCTCGGAAAAACTGTTCGCTTAGGTTAGGAACGTATAATCCCGTAGGGTTAGCAGCATTTGGTCGCCATTTTCCGAGGTTAGCTGCGATGGTGGCGGAGTTCGCGTTATACGCCAGCAACATCCCTGCGAACCCTCCGGCATCGTATATCTTTTTCAGTTCTGGCCAGTCCGCGAACAACGCGAGGTCGCCGTTCGCCCAGACGTGTCCGGCGGGCAGGGTCGTGGAGCGCCAGTAGCGCGGGACGCCGATCATGGAAAGCCGGAAGGCTTCTGAAGCTGTCACGCGGGCGTCGTTCCCTTGACACGCCGTACCCGCACCAGTGCCGTACTTGACCGTCAGCGTCCGGTTCGCCGTAAGCGAACCGCCTCCGGAGAGCCCGGTTCCGGCGATAACCTGAACGGTCGTCGGGACAGCGCCGATATCCGCAGGAGTGAGCGCGTCCGTGCCCCCGGTCTTGTGTGTGGCTTTGTGTGCCGTGGGCGTCCGGGCATTGCTCAGACGGGCGTCGTTCCCTTGGCACGCTGTGCCCGCAGCCGTGCCATAGCTGACCGTCAGGGTCCGATCCGCTTCGAGAGTGCCGCCCCCAGTGAGGCCCGTGCCCGGCTTGATCTGAATCGTCTTGGCCGCAGCCCCGATGTCCGCTGGCGTGATGGCGTCCGAACCTCCGGTCTGGTGCGTAGCCTTATGCGGCTTTGGCGTCCGAGCGTCGGCAAGGCGCACGTCATTGCCCTGACACGCCGTGCCCGCCGTGTTGCCGTACTTGATGGTCAGCGTCCGGTCGGCTTCGAGCGTGCCGCCGCCCGTGAGCCCCGTCCCGGCCTTGATCTGCACGCTCTTGCGGGCCAGCGTCTCGTGCGCTCCGCCATCATTGTTGTGCGCGTCGAGCTTGCGGTCGACGTACTCCCGCGTCGCCAGCACCTGCGCCGGGTCGATCTCGATGGAAATCGTGGCCGCATCGAGGACGCGGATGATGAGCCGCACAAGCAGGTCCGTTGCCGCGCCGGAACTGATGTCCGGCTTCTCGGTCAGCGGCGTGTTGCCCACGGCGAACAGCGTCCCGTCATCCATCCACAGGCCCACTTCGCGGATGTACCAGCCGCCCTCGGCTTGCGGGATGAACAGCTCGGACGTGAACAGATCCGGGGTGGCCGGATCAAGCACGATGTCATTGATCTGGGCGCGGAACCGTTCGTTCACGAGCTTCGTCATTGTGGAGAGCGGCGTCACGGGGTTGCCCCCGCCGTCGCCCACGGACATATGCGAGAGCTTGACGGTCTTGCCCTGCGTCAGCGCCTCTCTGACGGCGTTGCGTCCGGCGTTCGTCGTTACGGTGCGGAATTGTTGGCTCATATCTCCTCCGGTGCGATGGTCAAAATGTGCTGCCAGTGGGCGACGGCGCCCGTGTTCAGCGAAAGTTCCTGTTCCAAATCCGTGATTTCCTCGGGCCAGATGGTCATGGTGTTCCCCATGCCGAGCACGGCCCCGAAACGCGTTTCGCAGTTGCTGCCGAGCGCCACGGTGATGCCGAGGTGGTCGAGGTGCGAACGGGTGTTTTTCGTTTCGAGGATGATCTGGCGGGCGCGGTTGATGTCGTCAGCGACGATGCCCTGCTCGAACAGCGTCACCAACACTTTGAAATGGTACGGCTGGCCGCCCTCGTAGTCGTACCATTCCGTCACTGTCGTCTCGACGTTGCCGAGGGCGGCGGTCACGGCGGTTTCCACGGCCCACGGCGTCCCTTTCTTGCGGTGCACGGCGATGGCCGTCTTCACCATCTCCAGCCGTTCCGCGTACGTCCGGGCGATGTCGTAGTTGTCGACGTGGAGCTGCCACGCCAGCAGATCCAGCAGCGGCTCCTCAAGCGCCCGCAAGCCCCCGGCCTGTTCCGCAAGGCGGCGCAGGGGCGGCAGCAGGTCCGGCTCCTTGCCGTAGAGCCGCGCGTACAGCAGCAGCGACGTGATGGCCTTCACGGAGGGCACAAGCAGCCCGTCCAGCGCGTCGGCCGCCGCCCGGATCGCCGGATCGCCAGCGATGGAATCCGGGAGCAGCTCAAGGAACGGCGTGGAACCGATGCGCCGGCTACTCATCTTCAACCCCGCTGAACGTCATGGCCACGGACGTCTCGCGCGCTATCTGCGTCTCGGTGAGCCGCTGGAAAACGGGTGTCGCCAGTTCCACGCGCTTGGCCCCGGCGTTGCGCATCCGGGCGATCAGCTCGTCCGGGTTGATGTCCCGCCCCGGCTCCGACCGCTGCCAAAGGCGGTATCCCTCCACAGCCGCGTCCACGGCCTTCGTGATCGAGGCCAGCAGCGTGGAGTCGGACGACGACAGGAACCACTTCCCGGCAAGCGCGTACTCCACCGTCTCCGGCGACCCGACGAGCACCTTGTCGGTGAGCGGGCGCACGTCCTTGGGCGTCAGCGCGTTCTCCACCTCTTCGATCATGGCCTCGTCCGGCAGTTCCCCGTCCGTCAGCACGAACCGGATGTCCACGATGCCCGGCGTCGGGGAGGTGACGCTCACCGCGCTGATGTCGGCGCTCACCGCCTTGACCCGCGCTTCATACGCGCCGTTCGGCCCGGCAACGGAAAAGCTCTCCGGAGCCATGCGGATGCGGTCGCGGAACCGCTCGTCCCCCTCCTCGTCACAGCCGGAAAGCGTGGTGGCCACGTTGCTCACCCGCGTGATGTACGGCAGCGGATCGACGAGGCGGCATATCTGGCCCGGCAACAGGCCGTTGCCCGAGGCCCCCGCTTCCGTGGCCTTCGCGGACGTTTCGACAAAAAGCTCCCCCGCGGGAAGCACGGCGTCGGACAGCGTGGCGAACATGACCCCGCCGGACTGCGTGGTCACGCGCGTCCCCGCAGGGATGGGCACGGCGAAGGCCAGCGCCTCGTCGACGCCGAAACGCACGGTCGTCCGGGCGGGCTGCGGCTGGATGCGGATCACGCCCATCGGCGCGCCGAGATGGTCGAGATGCCCGCCCCGCGCGTAGGCAAGGAGGTTCTGTTTGCCCGCCAGATCGATCAGGCCGTTCTGGACCGAAAGGATGTAGGCCAACGATTCCAGAAACAGGCGCACGGGGTCGCCCGGCTGGAGCGTCGCCTTGGCGATGGCCTCATACGCCGTGATGATCGCCGTCTCCGTCTCCCCGGCGCTCTGCGGCGCAAAAGAGACGGACGGCAGGCCCGAAAGATCAGCGAAAGTCATTCAGGTACTCCTTGCGGATTTCGACAGTGACCACGGGCGTCAGCTTCCCGTCAGCCGCGCCGGACGTATCCGTCCTGAAGGTCACGCTCTTGACCTTGATGCGCGGGACGCAGCGCTCCAGCCCCCGCCCAATCTCCGCGACGAGCAGCGGCCTCGACTCGGGCAGCGGCAGGTCGATCAGCTCCCACGACAGGCCGAAATCCCGGTCGAGCGGTACGCTCCCCTTACGTGTGGCCAGCGCCGTGCGGATTTCCTGCGCCAGACCGCGCAGGCCCGTCGCGCCGATTTCCACGGACGCGGGCACGCCCATATCCACGGTCAGTTCCATCAATTATACTCCGTGAGGTTCAGGGCTATTTCGGCGCTCATGGTCACGCCGTTGTGGAAAATCCGGTGCTGCACCTCAACGCTTTTGAGCACGTACAGGCCGTAGTAGGTCAGGCCGAGCACGAGCGGCACCTCCTCGCCGAGCACCGCCAGCTCGCGCAGGGCGTCGATCCGCATGTCCACGGTGAGCGCCAGCGGCGTCAGCGGGAAAAGCTGGACGGTCAGGCTGAGGGTGTCCAGATTGCGGCCCGTGTGTTGCAGCTTCGGGAGCCCGGACACGCACTTGTGCTCGGCGAACTGGATCTCCCGCTGCCGCTTGAGGTCGCGGAACGTCGCCACCTCCGCATCAGTCACGGTGAAAAAGAAGGTGCCGAGGACGCCCTGGTACATCATCGCGGCACCCCCGTTGCCCCGCCGTGCGGACAGTCGTGGACATGGCTGAGGAAGGAAATGCCGTTCACGGTCACGTCGCCCCCGGTGACGGTTATGTTGCCCCGGTGCCTGATGTTTCCCTGCGTCGCGGCCTCCGTCCCCCCGCCTCCGGACCCGCCCATCGAGAGCGCGGGCGTGTTCAGGCCGATCTTCGCCGCCGAGGTCAGCTCCAGCGCGCCACCAGCCGTCACCTTGCCGTTTCCTTGAAGCGTCACTTCAATATTTCCGGTCACGCTGGCCTCCACGTCGCCTCTGACCGAGGCCCTGAGTTTGTGCGCGGCGCGGTCGTACTCAAGCGTGGTGCCGTCGCTGAACGTCCGGTGGAACTTGTCGCCGCTCGCCACGGGCGGTTTCTGCGCCCCATACATGGAGCCGAGCACGAAGCCCTCCTCCAGCCCGTTGCCGAGGAACAGGCACAGCACCTGATCCCCCACGTCCGGCAGGTCGAAAGCCATGTCCGCGCTGGCTCGGGGGACGAGCACGGGGAGCCACCCGGAGACGAGCTTCGCGGTCACGGTGTCGCGGAACTCCACCAGGACTCGGTGCTTTTCCGGCTGGCGGGACACGACAAAGCCCACGCGGGCAAGTTCGTTCATCTTCATATCCATCAGTAATCCAGCGCCTTTTCCAGCTCGAGGCTGGTCGTATAGCCGCCATCCGCCGAGAACGTGTGCGTCGCCTGGGCGATGACGTATTTCGAGTCGAAGCGGCCCCATCCCTGAATGTCCAGCACGGTGCCCGCCCGGAACCGGGTGTCGCCCATGCCGGACAGCGAGGCGGTCTGTTCCTTGCGGTTCTTGTCGCGCAGCTCCGCCTTCGCCATGCGCTCGGCCTGCGCCTGATTCTCGATCCGCTTGTTGATGTAGAGCACGCGCCCGGTCGTCGGCGGGATGTTCGGTTCGTACTGCGTCTCTATCGTCTCGGAATCCGCCGCTTTCGTGTAGCCGACCACGCATTGCGTGTAGATGCCCTCGGTCGTCCGCTTCGCCCGGAAGGACTGGAAGTCCAGCCCCTCGCCGGGGTCGGCCTCCGACGCCCGCCTGATGGCGATGGGCTCAAGCTGATCCGCCGTCTGGCCCGCGTACACGACCACCCTGTCGCTTTTCACCGCCAGCCGGAGGCCCTGCTCCTTGGTGATGCGCTGCATGAACTCAAGGTCGCTCTCCTGCCGCTGCTCCACCCGCTCGTAGACCAGCTCAGGCCCGCGATAGAGCGTGTCCAGCCCGGCGGCGCCGGCAATGTCCGCGATGACCGTGGTGATGGGCGTCTTCTCCCACGAGCGGGTCTTCTTCTGGAGCATGAGCGAGGATTTCACGGCGGCGGGCACGGCCTTGACGGTCACGGTATCGCCGCCTTCCGCGCTCGATTCCAGCTCCATCTCGTCCACCTCGAACTTCACGCAGGGCAATTCCTCGACCGCGCCGATCTCCCGCCAGTTCTCCGTGAGGATGCTGGCCTCGATCACGTCCCCGGTCTGCGGGAGCCAGTCGCCTTGCCAAATGCCCTCGCGGTCCTCCAGAACGATCTGGAGGTCGTCCAGATCCTCGTCGGCCTTGTCGGTGTAGGTCAGGCTGACGAGGTACGGCATGAGGTCGAGGGTCACGTCATGGCCCTTGATGCTGACGGTCACGGCTGCGCGGCGCATCACATGCGCTCCCACGGCGGCAGGGAGGACACCTTGGCGACAGACGGCGCTTCCGGCGCAGCCACGCGCACGTCGCCGCCGAAAATCAGGACGTCCAGCTCATCCACGTTCTCAGGGAACAGCGTGCCGAGCCGCAGCTCGTCGCCGTAGGCGTCCTTCGCAAGCTGATCCCATGCCTGCCCCTGCCGCGTCGTCTTCTCACTGGGCATGTGCCGTCCTCGCCTTGTCCGAGCGCATCCTTTCGAGCGCGCGCCGGACGAGCTTTTCAAACTCCGGCTCCAGACGCCGGAGTTCTTTTTTAAGCGCGGGCAGATTCCCCGCGTCCGCGATGTTGAAATGCTGTACGATCTGGATGTCGCCCGAGGCCTCCGGCTGGCGCTGCGTGGGAACCTTTTTGTTGCGCTCCAGCAACATCGGCGTCTGTGGAAGTACGGGCGGCAGGGCATCGCGGCCGAACTTCGCGCCGACCGTCCGGGACCACTGGTCCGGGGCCGCGCCCAAGGCATTCTTCAAGACCGCGAACGGCGATCCGCTCCTGTCCTGCCGCT